CATCTCATATCCGTCTTCCCCGTACAGCTCCGTGAGCTTGTCTCTCAGAAATTCAATGGAAAAGGGAACGATCGTGTTGTATTTCTGCAGTACCCGTGCTCTCCGGTATTCCATCGTGTCTCCAAAACGATACGTGATCCCCAGGAGCTTTTCATAATACGCAATCGTCTCCTCATCACAGGTTGCGATGTAATTGTTGTCCTTCACCTTCTCGCTTGTTTCATCAAGCTTGTCAAGACTGTATCCATGTGCTTTTAATATCTCTCTGAATTCGATGATTGGCCGGAAGTATTCCGGCAACTGTCCTCTTAAAGTTTCTTCCGCTCTACTCACCGTTGATCACCACCGTCCCCAGTACCGGCACCTGCTGCAATGCAGATGTCTCTGTAAGCTTCAGATCTCCGCTGACGCCGTTGATCTTTACATTGGACACATTGACAACATCCTGGATCGTCAGGATGGAATAGATGATCCTGGACGCGTAGACCGTGACCGCATACGTGATCTGATGGGATTTTATAGCATCTCCCCATGCTTTACAGAGCGTATCCAGATATTCCTGAATCTTCTGCTTGATCTGATTTTTATAGGTTTCAACACCGTTCGGCATCGTCTCTACAAAATCGATGTCACATGTAATATTTAAAGTCAACGCTGTGCCTGTTGTGATCGTCACGGCCGCGCCGATCGGTGCGATCCCATATCCGTCTGCGGATGGTACGCTGCCGCCATCTTCCGGCGGGCAGATGATATTCTGAACTTTCTGGACTGTAGCTGGAAGCGCCGGCCGGAGATCATCCCCGAGGATGCTGCAGAGGACGGTCCCGCCGCCCTTCCATGCCGGATATACCTGCACGGCTCCAACTCCTTCA